TGTCACCGATGCAAGAAGAAGAAATAGCCTACAGAGCTATAAACTTCTGTAATGCTATTGGTCTTACAGCCTCAAAGCGCAAAAGAAAGCGTTATGATATGTTCTTTGAAAGCCTGTCAATTTATGGGGTTACTCTTGACGTCAGGACCGACAAAGAGTGGGAGGCTCTGACGTATGATCTAACTATCGGACATTGTGACCCCGCTTCTCTAACAATTACGGTTCCCAATAAAATATATGTGAATGCTTGCCTTGGGGAAGAGCATGCACTTGCTGTTATCTTCCACGAGCTAGGTCATTTGCTTCTTGGACACAAAGCAGTTTTACACTTTTCAGTTAAAGAACCTACTCGTATTGAGGATGCAGAATGGCAGGCAGATACATTTGCGGATATCGTACTGGAAACAATTGGCGTGAGAACACAACAGATGTCGTTCGATTTTTATATGTAAAAGCCCTGCGCTAACAGGGCTTTTAGGGACGGAAAGTGCGCTAACACATTCCGTAGTGTATGGAGATAATCCAATCACAACACTTTTTGTAGACAAGCGAAGTGTAGTGGTTCTCCCAACAAAGTGCAACCTGTGTGGATTCACAGGTGAGCAGGGAAAACGAAATCATGGCAATGGGTACCTGTCGCAAATGTGGCTGTCCATGTGAGATCATTTTTCGCTACTCTGTGTGTGTAGATGGTGTAATGCGCCACGCGAAAAAAGGGAAGCCTTTCCCGATCCCACTTTGCAGTTGTAGTGGCAAGCACGCAGCTTGATGTTCAGTACTGACAAAACCCGCTTCGGCGGGTTTTGTTTTTTCCTGGCATTCTGGTTTACAATTCGCACGTCAGCCTGAACAACTGGCACCTGCTGCGCCAGCAGAGAAAGACGATGGCGCACAATACCAAATCACACAATTCTGATAATTCAGCTGTCTTTGCCAGCAGGCACGGGCGGCGTTCCCGCACATTCAAATCTGATTGGTACCAGCATCCCCCATGTACTGAAGAACAAGCTGAATGGCTAATTCAGTGCTACCGCAGACACGGATACGGGATTAAGAAAGCCCTCAGCCTCGATTATCGTCACTGGATAATCTCCGTCAGGCTTCCTTACTCTGAACGCCCACCGCGTCCGTCCCGCACATTCCAGCAACGCATCTGGAGGTAACGTGCGGGTATTACTTCGACCTGTTCTGGTACCGGAACTCGGGCTGGTGATCGTTAAGCCGGGCCGTGAATCCATGCCGGTATTCCACAATACCCGGGTACTGGTGGAGCCGGAACCGAAAAGCATGCGTAATCTGTCGTCCGGGGTCGTTCCTGCCGTTCGCCAGCCGCTGGCGGAGGATAAATCATTACTGCCATTTTTCAGCGACGAACGAGTGATTCGTGCTGCTGGTGGCGCTGGCGCATTGTCTGACTGGTTACTGCGCCATGTTAAATCCTGCCAGTGGCCACACGGCGATTATCACCACAGTGAAACCGTCATTCACCGTTATGGTACCGGCGCAATGGTGTTGTGCTGGCACTGCGACAACCAGCTGCGCGACCAGACCTCCGAATCACTCGGGCAACTTGCTCAACAAAACCTGACATCCTGGATGATTGACGTCATCCGCCACGCAATAAACGGTACACAGGAGCGGGAGTTATCGCTGGCTGAATTATCCTGGTGGGCGGTCTGCAATCAGGTAGCGGACGTATTGCCGGAGGCAGTATTACGTCGTTCTCTGGGATTGCGTGCGGAAAAAATCCGCTCGGTGTACCGCGAAAGCGACATCGTACCGGGAGAGCAGACCGCCACCAGCATACTGAAGCAGCGCACAAAAAATCTTGCGCTGCTGCCTCACGCCCACCAGCAAAACCCGCCACAGGAAAAGACGGTGGTCAGCATTGCCGTTGATCCGGAGTCACCGGCTCAGTATCTCCAGCGCCAGAAACCACAACGGGAAGAGATGCCTGTATACACGCGCTGGGTAAAAACGCAGAAATGCATGACGTGCGGTAATCAGGCAGATGATCCGCATCACATCATTGGTCATGGACTGGGAGGGATGGGAACAAAGGCTGATGATTTGTTTGTTATTCCGCTGTGCCGTAAATGTCATAGCGAACTGCACGCCGGGGTAAAAGATTTTGAAGAAAAACACGGCAGCCAGCTGTTGTTGCTGATTCGTTTTTTAATGCACGCGAGAAATTCGGGTGTCCTGAAGTGGAAAGCATGAATGACTGAACGCATAGAATTTGTTTTGCCTTACCCGCCGACGGTGAACACCTACTGGCGACGTCGTGGCAGCACATATTTTGTGTCAAAAGCCGGTGAGCGTTATCGCCGGGATGTGGCACTTATTGTTCGCCAGCAGTGGCTGAAATTAAACCTGTCCGGAAGGCTGGCGATAAAGATTATTGCAGAGCCACCGGATAAGCGCCGCCGCGACCTGGACAATATCCTGAAGGCACCACTGGATGCGCTTACGCATGCCGGACTACTTATAGACGACGAGCAGTTTGATGAAATCAATATTGTGCGCGGTCAGCTCGTTTCTGGTGGGCGGCTGGGCGTGAAGATTTACAAAATTGAAAGTGAGTGAGCATAAATATGATATACCCGGAAATTACAGGCAAAAGCGGTGAGCATTTACGCCTGAAAACGCTGGAAAGTGTCTGGATCCAGGGGAAACTGCGTATGTGGGGGCGTTGGTCGTATATTGGCGACGGTAAGACGGGAAATATGTTCAACCAATTACTGACCTCTAAAAAGCTGACAAAAACGGCAATTAACGAGGCGCTCCGGAGGATGAAAAAAGCGGGTCTGGACAAACCTGAACTTGAGGCTTTTTTGCGGGATATGATCAACGGCAATCAAAAAAGCTGGCTGGCACATTGTACCGATTCAGAGGCGTTAATAATCGACAGGGTTATTGGTGAAGTACTGGCAGGTTATCCCGGGCTGCTCAATGTTCTGAGTCAGCGTTATGTGGGGCGGGGGATGACTAAGCGCAAAATGGCTGAACTGCTGAATGATGCACATCCGGAATGGAGTTTAAGAACCTGTGAAAGACGCATTGAGCATTGGCTAAAGGTGGCAGAATTTATTTTGTACAAACCAATGGTTATGGCTTTTGGTATAGAGAAAAAAGTTATTGCTTTTTGACGTAAAAACTGCTTCAATTCCGGTAAGCTTCGCAAAGCTGTACCGCGAGGCGAATAGCAGACATGGACATTTGAAAGAGCCCGCTTTTTGCGGGTTTTTTTATGACTGAAAAACGGCACGGGGCGTTAAACGCGCTGGTGGTTGCTAATACCGGTCTTTCAACTTGCTGGCTTTTTCGACAAGAGTTATTGGTATGTCACGTTAACCGGAAAATGGAAAAAGGCATGCTAAAACAGCAGGATATGACCGAAACCGCCAGAGTGGTGTTTAATGAATTAAGCGTCACCGAACCGGCGACCGCCGGGGAAATTGCGCAGAACACTTATCTTTCACGCGAACGCTGCCAGTTAATACTGACCCAGCTTGTTATGGCGGGTCTGGCAGATTATCAGTTCGGTTGTTACAGACGCCTTCCTCAGTGAAGGCTTTTTTATTTGTGGTAATGGGCGGCTGGTGGGTGTTAGCGGCACCTGCCAGCCATCTGCTCATGCGTTGGGGTCACAAGCAAACCTCAGGCCCATCTGCTTTGCGCAAAAGCGGTATGAGCCTATCAGAGAAGTGCTTATTGATCTATGGCTAATACTGTAAAAATATCCAGTTGTGAGTTAATCAACGCTGATTGCCTGGAATTTATCCAGACCTTACCGGAAAACTCTGTCGATCTGATAGTCACAGACCCGCCATACTTTAAAGTGAAGCCCGAGGGCTGGGATAACCAGTGGAAGGGCGACGATGATTACCTGAAGTGGCTGGACCAGTGTCTGGCGCAGTTCTGGCGGGTGCTGAAACCTGCCGGAAGTCTTTACCTGTTCTGTGGCCATCGCCTAGCATCTGACATTGAAATCATGATGCGTGAACGCTTCAATGTGCTGAACCATATTATCTGGGCGAAGCCGTCCGGACGCTGGAACGGGTGCAACAAGGAAAGCCTGCGGGCGTATTTTCCGGCCACAGAACGCATTCTGTTCGCGGAACATTATCAGGGGCCGTATCGTCCGAAAGATGATGGCGATGAGGCGAAGGGCAGGGCACTGAAACAGCATGTGATGGCCCCGCTGATTTCTTACTTTCGTGATGCGCGTGCTGCTCTTGGGATAACGGCAAAACAGATTGCAGATGCCACAGGAAAGAAAAACATGGTGTCGCACTGGTTCAGTGCCAGTCAGTGGCAGCTACCGAACGAAAGCGATTATCTGAAATTACAGTCGCTGTTTGCCCGGGTGGCAGAAGAGAAACATCAGCGGGGAGAACTGGAAAAGTCCCATTACCAACTGGTCAGCACATACAGTGAGCTGAACCGGCAGTATATGGAACTGCTGAGTGAATATAAGCATCTGCGGCGGTATTTTGGCGTGACGGTGCAGGTGCCGTATACCGATGTGTGGACGCATAAACCGGTGCAGTTCTATCCCGGGAAACATCCGTGCGAAAAACCGGCAGAAATGCTGCAGCAGATAATCAGCGCTAGCAGTCGTCCGGGTGACCTGATTGCAGATTTTTTCATGGGGTCGGGTTCGACAGTGAAAGCGGCACTGGCGCTCGGGCGTCGTGCAATTGGCGTTGAGCTGGAGACTGAACGTTTTGAGCAGACGGTTCGGGAAGTACAGGATTTAGTCAGCCAGAACGGATGATATTGAAGAATTAATTACGCGTCGTTATTATGCGGCTCCCGGCCCTTTAGCTCAGTGGTGAGAGCGAGCGACTCATAATCGCCAGGTCGCTGGTTCAAATCCAGCAAGGGCCACCATCACATACCGCCATTAGCTCATCGGGATAGAGCGCCAGCCTTCGAAGCTGGCTGCGCGGGGTTCAAGTCCCCGATGGCGGTCCATTATCTGCATCATGCGTTGTTAGCTCAGCCGGACAGAGCAATTGCCTTCTAAGCAATCGGTCACTGGTTCGAATCCAGTACAACGCGCCACACTTATTTTCCCTGGCTCGCTTTTGCGGGCCTTTTTTTTAAATGTCTCACAATTCAGGCGGTTGACTGTTGTCTGGTTTGCGGGGAGTTTGTTAAAAGAAACTGGCATGGTGAATCCCCCTGTGCGGAGGGGCAATCAGCGAGTAGGTATATGGGATAATCGCGGATTCAGGTGCTGGTACTGAATTCACCGGGAGGCACCCGGCACCATGCAATGGCACATAGCGCCACTCTCCAGCCCCTCTCCGGAGGGGCTTTCTTATGGACAAAAAAAGCCCGCGCAGGGAGACGCGGGCGGCAAGGAATAAACAACAAAACGTGAAGTAATATTTCAGCTGGCGAATAATATCCGACAGTAATCACTCTGCGCAATAGCGCGGCCTTTTTCGTATTGCGGGCTGTTGTCTCTCTTCTGCCATTGTCCTGTAACCTCCGGACTTCAGCCCGCTCCTCATTTTACTCACAATATTATCCCGGCCGGGAGGATTCATGGCATTTAAACACTATGATGTTGTCAGGGCGGCGTCGCCGTCAGACCTTGCGGAAAAGCTGACACACAAACTGAAAGAGGGCTGGCAGCCATATGGCGGACCGGTTGCCATTACGCCGTACACACTGATGCAGGCGGTGGCTATTGAAGGAGATCCACAGGTCGGCCCTTCATCTGAGCCGGACTGGTTCTACGTGGTTGTGCTTGCCGGACAGTCCAACGGCATGGCCTACGGTGAAGGGCTTCCGTTACCGGATTCTTACGATGCTCCGGATCCGCGCATTAAACAGCTGGCGCGCCGCAGCACGGTAACTCCGGGTGGAGAGAGTTGTACGTATAACGACATCATCCCGGCTGACCACTGTCTGCATGATGTGCAGGATATGAGTACGCTGAATCATCCGAAGGCAGACCTGAGCAAAGGGCAGTACGGCTGTGTCGGCCAGGGCTTACATATTGCCAAAAAACTGCTCCCGTATATCCCGAATAACGCGGGGATCCTGCTGGTACCATGCTGTCGTGGTGGTTCGGCATTCACCCAGGGCGCGGAGGGGACATTCAGTGCGGACGCGGGGGCCAGCCAGGATTCGGCGCGCTGGGGTGTGGGTAAACCGTTATATCAGGACCTGATTGCGCGCACTAAAGCTGCATTACAGAAGAACCCGAAAAATGTGTTGCTGGCGGTGTGCTGGATGCAGGGAGAGTTTGACATGAGCGCCGCCACCTACGCACAGCAACCTGCGCTGTTTACAGCCATGCTGAAGCAGTTTCGTGCTGACCTCACTGTGTTTAACGCGCAGTGTCATGGTGGCAGTGCTGCAGATGTGCCGTGGATTTGTGGTGACACGACGTATTACTGGAAAAATACATACGCTACCCAGTACGACACCGTGTACGGCGGGTATAAAAACAGGGAGAGTGAGGGCGTTTATTTTGTGCCCTTCATGACAGACGGTAACGGCGTCAATACCGCCACTAACG